CAAGTACATGGTGTCTTAGCACATCTATATTCTTTGTAGTTAGGTCGTACTAAGTTATGGTTTATACCATGTTCAAAACTAAATGTCAACTAACATTTCCATCTTTTACGTGCTTGACGTAAGCGTGAGTTAGGATTCTTAGCTGCCTTGGGAAACTTCTTCATCTGTCCTGCAGATCGCGCACAATAACTCTTTCTACGTGCTGCTCGTTTACCTGTAGGTTTTTTTTCTGTTACTGCTGTTTGTAGTTTACTACCAGGATTTTGCTTCCTATACTTAGCTACACCTTTAGCTGACAGACCTGCTCCTTGTTTAGTAGGTCGTTTATTTCCGCTACCAATAGTCATACCCTTCATGTTACTTTTTTTTCGTTTGGCTGGCATCATGTAACCTTTCTATGACTTTTGGTTTTCTTTGAAATTGTTTTAGGTTGCTTTACAAACTGCTTACCTTTTTTAGTTCCTTTACGTTTAGCTTTAGTAGTAGCATCATATTCTTTTTTTGACAAAGACTTTATTGCTTTCTCTGGTAAATATCTTTCTCCTGTAGCTTTCTTACCTTGAGTAGAAGGTTTACCTGATTTAGTTCGCCACTTCTGCTTAGTCCATGCGTTCAGACTACGTTGAGGTTTTTTAAAATTAGACACTAGCTTCTATAGCCTCCACCTGCATCTTTATATTTCTTAGCTACCATCTGTGCTTTACGTGCACTCCACTGTCCCGGCTTACCACCCTTACCTCCTGCCTTTACAGAATTAAATATTCTTTTACGTAAAGTAGGTTTAGTATAGTTACCTGATTCATTAACTTTAGATTTTGTTTTTTTCTTAGGTGGCATGTTACTTACCTTTTATTTAAGCAATAAATAAAATTAACTATAGCATTAAAAATGCCAATACGCAACCTTCTTAGTCCGTCGAGGATTAACATCGTCTTCCCAATTAGGGTCTTCAGGATGTTCTAATCTCCAGCTTTCCTTTACATAATGTATTGCCATTGTTAACGCATCTACTTGATCATCATGTCTGCCATAGGGAAATAGGATCAATTCCTCATATAATTCTTGTGACCAATCCTTACCTCTAGGCAACCAGACCCTACCTGCCTCTAGCATAGGAGACGCACTAAAGACCCTAGTGACTTTATCTTTGTCTGGCATGTACTCTAGTACTGGTAGTCCTGTTCTACGTAAATCTTGTATCAATGACTGACCACTGGCTTTCTTCTCTACTACACAAATATCAGGTCTGTGTTTGTTATACTCCTCCCTTGCAATCCTCCTCAAGTCAGGGTATTCAAACCTTCCTCGTTTGTTTCCTAACAGAACTAAGTTAGCCGCTGTACCTTCAGTACCGTCTTCATCTGCTTCATAGAAGTGAAAGATACCCCATGTCTGTATTACACTGTAGTCAGCAGTAGTACGTGTTGAGAAAGCCGTGTCATATGTTTGAATAATAAAATCACAGTCCGGCGGGTCTTCGTGGTTCCACCATTGTACCCAATCCTTCTTAATTAAACTTCCTTCATCAGGTGTAGGATTCTGCATGTAAAGACTTTCCCAGTACTTAGTACCGTTGGTTGCCTTTATCTCCATCTCATCAATACGTAATACTTCGTCTGTCTTCCACTCAGGGAAGTAACTTGTACCTTCTGGTAGATCAAGTAACTTACTGGCCTTCTCATCTAACCATGCAGGAATACTCACTACATCCCAACGCATCTTAGTATCAATGTCATATTCTTCTTGTTGTTTTAGTAACCATCCACAGATATCGTCATAATGATAACGAGTATTAATAATAATAATAGCACCATTAGGCATAATACGTGTACGTAGTCCTGAAGGCCACCATTCCTTAATGTATCGTCTACCTGCATCAGAGAATGAATCTTCTTCAGACATAACATCATCCAAGATAGCAATATGTGCACCCCTTCCTGCAATTTGACTGCGTACACCTGCAGCATAGTAACTACCATTTAGGTTAGTCTTCCATTTACCTGCTGCTCGTACATCTTGTCTTAGACTAACACCGGGAAACATATCCATAAACTGATCAGTTCCTACAATATCCCTCACTGTTCTACCAAAGTCACTGGATAACTGGTCAGAGTGACTGACTGTTAGTATTTCATGGTTAGGATTTTGTCCTATGTACCATGCAGGGAACAATTTAGAACAGATAACGGACTTACTGGAGCGAGGTGGTAGGAAGACCATAAGCCTTTTGATCTTACCTTCTTGTACTTGTTGTAGTTTGTTTGCAATTAACTCAATATGCTTACCCATCTCCCAGTCACTTACTAATGTAGGCGCTACTGCCCTTACAAATGTAAGAAAATCTTTTTTACATTGGACTGATACAGCTTCTCGTAAAGAATTACGTAGATTAAGTAGGATATTATAGGTTATATCAGTCGAATTGTCGTCTGTTGACATTAACGTGTCCACCTTCTCGTCTTGGATCGCAACACTTACACATATTTTCGTCACTCCTTACAGAGGAACAGTCACAATTCTCACAGTCGCACCTGTCTCTGTGTCTACAATTGGGGTTATCACACATAATTATCTCACACTCCTTCTGGGGAAGACCAAACATTAAGCAATTGTAGCAGAACCTAAAGGGGAAGACAACAGAAATAGTTTCTTTTTGTTGTTGTGAAGGTTATTGTCTTATGATACACTACGTCACATGACGTGTAGAGAGACTATATAGTCTATATAGTACTATTAGAGATACTATTAGAGATAATAATAATAACAATAACAATAATAATAACTACTAATAGTTAATTATATCTATATAGTATCTAATATATCTAGATGTGTAGCAAGCCTTGTAAAAATTCTCTATTTATTTCAGTGGTATTATTACTACGCGCGAGCATGGGGGATTTTCTTGGGGTGGGGTTAGTTGATAATGAGTCTCAATCGCAGCTAGACTTGCGAATGATTCTTAATTGCATTCCAACCTAGCCAGTTGCGAATGAGACGCAATCGCATTACGGCAGTTGCGAATGAGAATCAGTTGCATCTAGGCTAATTGCGAATGATTCGCATTTGCATCTAGGCTAATTGAGAATGATTCTCATTTGCAATCCCCTCACTTGCGAATGATTCTCATTCTCATCCCCTATTTAGATGCATATTTGCATGTATTATTGAATGCATTACTGTATGCATTACTGTATGCATATGTATATGTAATTATGTATGTACTATTAGATATATAATTAAAGGTACATTTACATGCACTAATGCCTGCAATTCTGCCGTTAAGACAATTTGTCCATGATGAACTTGGCACGGTTTATGCAAGGCAATGATTATGCCAAGTTGTTGCGAATGATTATCAGTTGCAATTAAAAATTAATTTTGTCCATTTTGTCTAATCGTCATCCCTACCCTTGAAATACGCCTTGTCCAACACCACATCTATAATATGGGCAATTCCGTCCGCATCGCCGGTTTTCAGAATACCGGTATTTTGAAAGGTTCAAGACCATGAACATCGAAGCATTCCAAATCGAACTAGACCAAATCGACGTTTCCAAGTCCTTCGATACCGTCCCGACTGAATTGATCCAACTGGCGCGCGTCGCTCAACAGTCCGGCCAACAGTCCGCGACCATGAAAGAGAACATCACCAGCAAGATATTCGATGCTTTCAAGGTAGCTGCTGCTGCTGATATCTCACCCCTCTCGCTGCACGTTAAGACATGCGAAAAACACGGTTTCGCTTATGACCGGCCAACTGAGAAGGTCGATGTAATTACCGGGCAAATCACCGAGAGTTTTGATCGGATTAAGGGCGAAGCTGCCCCCTCGAGTTTCAAGTCAATTGGAGTTGCTGCCCGCGCATTGGACAAGTCCGGCATCGATATCACGCAATTCGTAGACACATACGAAGGCGATAGCATGAAGCTGGTTTCGGGTGCTTCTAAACTCCGCAAAGCGTACAAGGTATTGCGCGATAGTGAAAAGGACTTAATTGTCGAGGAAGCGAAACGGCTAATCAAAAAGTACAGCGTGGAAGATATCGACCGCCTTGCTGAATTACTCACCCGATACGCCGCCAAGTAGAACAACACCAGCCAAGGGAAGCGATAAGGTCCGGCATTAAGTTGCCGGTCCTATTCGCATGTCCGCTTTTCAAGTTTCAAAATACTCGTATTCTGAAATATTTTGAGAATACTAGTATTTTGAAAGGAGATTTTAGAATGACAACTTGTGACTTTCATATCGTACAGCCGGGACGTTACAAGGTGACGTACAAGTCCCAGCTTGTGGGACGTATCGTAGGTCGTGACGACGGGACGTATCACGTCACGGACATTCGACAAGCCACCACCGACAAGGTGTACGGGACGCGAGACGAGGCGTTCTTTCATTTTGTTTCGTTCAATTGGCAATCAGTAGTGGGACGTAGCAGTCTTGCCACTATCGACAATCGTGTGATACGTAAGAATACCCAAACAACCCAACGATGGGCAGTAAACTAAAACAAGGAAAAAATATGACTGATAAAGAGTTTCATCTTGCGTGGGACTTGAATGAAGCGATGCAAAAGCATCGCATCTTCAAAGAAGAGATACGCGATCTGTTGCTTGATGCTGTTGATGCAGCAGAGATAGACGCCATTCCGATTTGCATAGAACGAATTAAAACCGTGATATGTAGAACTGAGGAAAACTAGGAGGAGGACTAATACCATGATGAAAACCAACGCTTCGATACGACGTTTTCTTTATCAACAAAAACTAAACCAACGTGACGCGCCGCCTAAGTTGGTGGAGCGTTACGAGTGCTACGTATGGTGCGTAGCACGTGACGAGTTTCCCAAGACGTGGCGCGAATGGGTAACAGAATAATGGAAGCATTATATAAATGTGACGACTGTCATTGTGTAGGATGTGAGAAAGAAATCGTGCACAAGTGTCGGCGGCGGGATGCTGTCGTCAAGGTACATGGTAGCTTCACTTGTTACGAGTGTTGGAATCGGAAAGAAGCGAACTATCCTCCTGTACTCATTAAAGAAAGGAATTGATACGATGACGAAGAAAGTAATATGTACCGTTTGTTATTCTGATTACATGCTTTCTACATATAGGAAGAACATGCAACCAGCATTGCAATACAATAGCGATTTGTTAAGCGAGACAGTCTTATCGACAGAGGATTGTATCCTCCCGCTTGTGTCAGTCATTCGACTGCATGGTCACGGTGAACTAATCAACATGCAACACTTGCATAATTTCGTACAGATAGCACAGGCTAACCCAAGGACTACTGTGTCGCTATGGACGAAGCGCAAGGACTTCGTAAAGAAATACTTTGCAAAGCATGACAAGCCATGCAACATGATTCTGATCTATAGTAATCCTATAGTGGATACTATCGTAGATAAACTACCACCATACTTCGACAAGTCATTCAATGGAGTGTCTGAAGATAACTTTAAAGAACAACAGAATTGTACCGGCCAACAATGCAAGGACTGTCTGTTGTGTTACACGCCGGGTACTATTCCCATCATTATGGAAGCTGTAAAGAAATCAGACTTGTACGGTGACAAGAAACGCAAGACTGTTAATCCCGGCAAGCCTGTTATGGTGAGTCATGCCAAGCGTAAAGGCGTACACATTAGCAAGATGACGGGAAAGTTGGATGGGTTACTTGCTATCAATACCAACACTGTTACTAATACTTTCTGCCAAAAGATGAGCGGCAACACACCACGCTAGTTTCAAAATACTCGTATCCTGAAAGGAGATGCTACATGATGACTGATATGGAACACGATGTTCATTTTCTCATAAAGAAATGGTATCGAAGTATTGATGATGAGTACTTCGATTATAAACCTTGGCATCATTTGTATAACGAGGAAATGCAAATGGTTGCCGAGATGTACTGGGATTCTCTTACAAAGGATGAAGTGACATGTTGAATTTCTTTAAGAAAAAGACTAGTAAGTTAAAAGTAATCGCTGAAATATATGAAGTAACACCACGTGACGACTTGTATTATTCTCTTGGAAAGGTAAAAGGGAACAGAGAAGTGAATGACACCAATGTTTCAAGACTAAAGAAATCAATTCAAGATAATAACATACTACACTTACGTCCTATTGTAGTAAGAGAAGAAGACAATGAACTTACTGTTGTAGATGGACAACATAGGGTTGTTGCTGCTACATCATTAGGTATACCCTTCACTATAATGGTGGACAATAAACCTAATGATCTTAATCTAATAAACATGAACACTCATCAACGTAACTGGGGGTTGAAAGACTTTTCTAATTACTGGTCACAAAAAGAAGAGACTAAGGAAGTATATAATACATACAACAAGTTAAAGAAAGAAAATAATGTGACGCATAGTATTCTAATAGCTATCTTTAATATGAAATCAAACTATAAGTCAGGATCATTTAACTTTAAAGATGGGACGTTGCTTTATAATTCTTTTAATCAAGAACATATTAGAGACAGACTGTTAAAGATTAGAAGGATGCAGAAGTGTGCAACTAATCCTACCTTTGAAAATAATATAGCAGGAAAGCAACAGTTGCATGGTGCATTGCTTGAAGCGTTAGAGAATAGCACCTTTGACTTTGAAAAATTCCTTTCCAACTTGAAAAGATCAAGACATAAATTTAATATTCTACATCAAGTGAGTGACTACAAGAAAGAAATCTTTCGCATTGAAAAGAAGAGGGTTAAAAATGTCACATGAAGGTAACGATGCAGCTAACCACATGCTTTATCTAAACGTGGTCGAGATGTTCGACCATGTTTACGAGAGTATCGCAGAAGCAAATGGTTTTGAACTTGACACAAAGGTTCAGGACAAGATAGAGTCACTGGCAGTGATGGTGACAATTCAGATAAGGGAAAATTTGTGATGAGTGAATACGAAGTAACAGTATACCGTACCGTGCAGCAATCAACTGTCATTACAGTAGATAGCGACCATCCCTTTACAGAAACTGAACGCCACTTTATTCGTATACAAGCAGAGGATGAAGCAGCAGAACTTAGTGATCTGGATTGGGACAATTTAGATGTTCAGATTGAATATGATGACACACAAATAAAGGTAGTGTAAAACAATGACTAAATCAATCAAACAAATCCGCAAAGAACTACAAGATAGTGGTGACTCACACCTTCAGAATATGGAGAAGGTATTAGATGACAAGCAGATCACGTTGCTGGTCAACGCCGTTAACAACAAGCGTCAACTAGAACTACTGGAAGAGGAGTAAAGAAAATGTCAATACGAATAGGTCAAGTACCAGTACATAACGTATCAACAGTGAGACTTGTGGAACAGATAATTCCTTCCACCTCGCATGAAGGAGGACAGTTCGTTACCGTCTCTGTTGAAGTGATGGATGAGGATGGAGAAAGGGAAGTGATTGCTACCTTGTATGGTGGTAGTAAGATTGACATACTAGTTTAATGCCTACGGTAATGTTAGTTATTGGTGTGGTGTGTGCTGTCGCAGGTATTGACGGTACATACCACAACGAGTCAGTACAAGAACACTGGCTTTCAGTTTGCATTCTATTGTATGGTATGATACTTATACTATGCAGTTATTATATGAGGAAACTTAAACGATGATGACTTTCCATGAATGGCGAGACGAATTAGAAAGACGATACAACGTAATGCCCCGGTGGTATTGGGACAATATGTCCTGCCGTGATAGGTATCAACAGTATTGTGATGAGTGTTTAGATAAACTACATGGAGTAGGTTATGTTGAAGGTTAGTGCGTGTCTGTTATTAGTATCAATGCTATTAACTGGATGTCTTACACCACTCATTGTAGCTGGTGGTGCTGCATCAAGTGTAGTACAACACCAACAAATCAAAGACATCAAAGAAAAACTTGATGACGATGATCATCTTATAGACTACACTAGTGTAGTAAAACGATTAAGCATATTGGAAAGATCATGCAGCTACTGATAGAGGATGGTGTATGGTACAAAAGAATTATAAGCAGGGTCGGAACACAAGACTATATGAATACTATATACTCTGTTCATCCATACAACATAGAGAATTTTAATTTGTATGCATGGATATGTAATGGTATACGATCAGTGATAGGAACGAATGATCGTATAGTAATAGAAAGATATAATAAAGATAAGACTAAAGATATTATATTTAAGATGGAGGGTGAATGACTTGTAGATTGGTAAAGAAAACAACAGGAGGTAATGTAGTACCTGTAGAATATTTCTGGCAGAAGAAAGTTAACAAGATCAATACACTATATGCTTATGGTGCTATAGATACAGAAGAATATATCAAAAGTATGGTGATGTTAGGCTTCACCAAGAAACAACTTTTAGATGACATAAAGGAAGATTAAAATGTTAGACCAACTTACTACTACCAATGATCGTGAAATCTTTTTCTCTATTTTCGAGCAAGGTGTGATAGGAAACTTTACACAAAGTCTAGCCGCTAATAAGAAGATGTTGACCCGCGCACCAATTGGCGAAGGCGCATCGTTGGCAGATGAAACGTATTTGTCTGTAGTTAATAGCAACTATAGAGTAGTAGAAAACAAAGAACTGTTCATGCCTTTACAAGAACAGATGGTTAATCACTTTGATCCTCAAGTATTAGAGGACATCCAGATCAAGGATCATGTCTTGAAAGGTGGAGCAGTATGCTTTGCCGAGTACATCCTACCCAAGATAGCCAAGCCAGTTGAGACAAGGACAGGACACAAGACAGAGATTGGTCTTCGATACATTATGAAGAACAGTCACGATGGTAGTAGCAGTGCGTTGATGTACAGTGGGGACATAGATTTCTTTTGTACTAATGGACAGATCAATGGGACATTTGATGTAGCTCGGGCGAGGCACACAAAGAACTTTACTATTGATGGATTCCTACGTGCATTCGATCAGAGTTTGTTGACGCACATACAGTCAGTACAGCAGTACCAAGTGTGGGCAGATACACAACTAACTAACAGTGTAAAGATCAAGGAACTATTTAAGAAGTTGGTTAACCCTTCTATCAATCTAGAAGATAAACCTAAGAAGGCTAATGGTCTAGCTGACAGGTTGTTTGCACAGTACACTGACGAGGTACAAGAACGAGGCAACAATGTGTTCTCTCTTGTCTCAGCTATGACACACTTCGCATCACATGATGATGAACGGTTTGGCTTGACTAGTGCTGGTGATAATGGTACACTATTCAAGCGGCAACAGACAGTCAATGGATGGTTGAAGTCTAAGACCTTTGAAGACTTTCTTGAGGCAGCATAACTAAACACAACTAAAGGATTAGTATAATGAATGAAAGACATTACGATTATTCTTGTCATACAGAAATTCCTAATCACATGCGTGCATATCTTATGGATGTGGTTAACCAAGAATACTTGGAAGCTGTTGATATTGAAGACATAAATGATTTCTTAAATGGCTTGGTAGAGTGGGATGAAGACTACGAAGAACTACCTAGCTACATGACACACATTCATTAGTTGTATAGGGACGAGTCTGTTACACCAGTGTAATAGATTCGTCTCTAACTTATAGGAAGGTAATGATAGATGATTGAAAAGAAACTACCTAGTGAAGTTGCACGTGTTCAACTTGAAATACATAATGATGGTCTTTATGTAGCAGTGTATAATGATGAAGACTATCACGGTGTAAGAAACTTATTTAAAGTAGCATTAGAAGATTTAATAAAGGACCATCTTATAGGTTCTATACTAAATACTAGTGAACTTAAATCAGACTTAGTGTTTGAATTAGATTGTCTTATAAACTATGCCTCTACATTTAAGAAACAAAACACAGTAGACTTTAGAGACTCAGGATTTACAGATGACTTTGGAGTTGGGTTAGAGTAATGTTGTTAGAAGATATAAAGAAGTTCGTTAAAGAATTATCTAATGGTGAACTAACTCATCTTGATCCTAGTAGAGTACGTATATACTTATCAGGATTAATTGATAGTGAGGATGAAAGAATGTCAAACTACAAGACAGGTGTTATACCTAAATTAGTTAGTGATTTGAATGCGACAATAGATATTACAAATGATATACGTCCACTAAGTGAACAACAAGAAGATGGTTTGTTTTATCTTGCACAACGTCTTTCAATTGTAAGAGATACAATTATAAAAGAGTTGACACCATGACTGAACTTGACCTTGCAAAGAAAGAGATATCAGAACTTAGCACACAGTTATATATAGAATACAAAAAGGTAAAAGAATTAACTGAACAAGTAAACTATCTAAAAGAAAAGTTATCTACGTCACAGGTGGAACTTGAACAACTATCAGAAAGAAAACTAAATGCAAGCTGAACTTATATCTTGTCTAGGTACAGACTTAACTGTTGTCAATGCTGCACGTGTATCCTTTGATAAAGAAAGTGATTGGGAAGTAAACCATAATGTACGTAGAGAGTTATCAAGTAAGGATTGTGCATTGATACGTTACCTTGCGAAGCATAATCACTTCACGCCATTCACCCACTGCATGATAACACTACGTGAAACTATCCCTATCTTTGTTGCAAGGCAAAGGTTCAAACATACAATAGGATTTAGTTACAATGAAGTTAGTAGACGGTACGTTGATGACATGCCAGAGTTTTATTTTCCTAATGAGTGGAGAGGTAGAGCAGACAATGCCAAGCAAGGTAGTGGTGAAGAGGTAGTAGATATTAACCCAAGGTCAGCTATGGTTGACGACTACCACCATGCTATACAGAAATGTAAGTGGACATACCAACAGCTATTGAGTAAAGGTGTGTGTCCAGAGCAAGCACGTATGGTACTGCCTCAGTCCATGTTCACCAGCTACTACGTAACAGGGTCGCTGTCTGCCTTTGCAAGGGCATACAAATTACGTATTGACAAACATGCACAGAAAGAGATACAAGTACTAGCAGATAAGTGGAACAGTATCATTAAGGATTTATATCCTGTATCATGGGAAGCACTAACAGATGTTAATTAAAAAAGAACAGAAGAAAGTAGTACTAAACAAGCACCAACAGACAAGCATTGGTCATTCTAACAACACTAACCCTAAGAATAAACACAAGAAAAAAAACTGGAAGAAGTATCGAGGACAAGGAAAATGAAGAACCTATGGGAGAAAGATCGTAAGACAATCTTTCGTGAACTAAAACAAATGTATCTTGAAGAAGGGTACAATCACAAGGAAGCTAAACGATTAGCTGAACAAGAAACAAATGAAATCAAAGAAGCAGACATGACCTTTGTTAATAGTCTGATGCCTGATGATGAAGAAAATTAAACCAAAGATACGTGACCCTAACTGGAGATGGCTTCGAGTACTAGGTCACAAGATAGTTAAAGATAAAACTGTTTATGTTAGAAAGATAAAACATAAGGATAGTAGTTATGTATCAGATACTAAAGAAACAGTATAGAAACTATTATGTAATAGAAGAACATGAAGATGTAGCAGATGCTAAAGATAGTATGGATAGTATCAAGCTACTAGTCTCTCATCTAAAATATAAAATTAAAAAATCTATATGTACTAAAGCATCTGAATATTTTTCAGTAGATAGTAAACCTCGAACTTACTTTAAGATGGTAGAGAAACTATGAAACGTAGATGGGGTGAATGGAAAGTGTTATCTTGTCATGCTAAAGAGGACGATCCTGTAATGACAAGTGATGTGTGTTGGAAAGTTAAGACTAAAGAATTATATGTTAAGAGTGGTGGCAGTCTTAGTATGCAAAGGCATGAGGAAAGGAATGAACTATGGTTTGTAGCACAGGGTGTAGCTACAGTCTATACCTTAGATGAAGGTCGTACTTTTAAAAAATTGTTAGGCAGCTATAATAAGTTTGACATATTAACTGTCCCATGTTATTCATGGCATCAACTTGTTAATGAAGGAGAAGAACAACTAATAATAATTGAGATACAGTACGGTACAAATTGTATAGAAGAAGACATTGAAAGGTTCGATAACTATGCAACAGACGATAGAGACTACAGTTGTTAAGAAAGGTCCATGCTCTGCATGTGAGTCTAGTGATGCTTGTGTAACGTATTCAGATGGACATGCATGGTGTTTCTCTTGTAGTACTTATTTTAAATCAGAAGGAAATGATATGCAGCAGGTACAACATAACTCAGTTAAGCCTATGACTACCCCTCAAGGAAAGATTACTGACATACCAGATAGAAAGTTAGCTGAAGCTACATGCAGAAAATATAATGTTCGTACAGTACGAGATAACTCTAATAAAATTTTACAACATCTTTATCCTTACTACGATAACGATGGCAACCATGTAGGTGATAAGGTTCGTACACTACCAAAGAACATTCATGCTACTGGTAGTGTAGCTAACGGCACACTGTTTGGTCAGCATCTGTTTACTGGTGGAGGTAAGTACGTCACCATATGTGAAGGTGAACTGGATGCCCTCGCCGCATATGAGATGCTAGGTAGTAAGTGGCCGGTCCTTTCTATAAAGGATGGTGCATCATCTGCATTACGTAACTGTAAAGATAACTTAGAATACTTATCTAAGTATGACAATATTGTTCTGTGTTTTGATTCAGATGATGCAGGTAAGAAAGCTGCCAAGCAGGTAGCTTCTTTGTTTGAACCAGACCAATGTAAGATCGTTAACCTTCCTGATTACAAAGATTCATGTGACTATCTTCTTAACGGTAAGCGAGAAGACTTTACCCGTGCATGGTGGAACGCTAAGATGTACACACCAGCAGGTATTCTTAATCTCGCTGACATGGGTGATGCACTATACGATGAAGGTAACTACAAGACCTGTCCGTATCCTTGGCAAGGCATGAACGATAAGCTGTACGGCATACGTACAGGTGAGTTAGTAACCTTCACTGCCGGTACAGGTACTGGTAAGTCTAGTGTTATCAGAGAGTTACAACACCATGTACTCATGAACACAGATGAAAACATTGGTGTCATTTCTTTGGAAGAGAATGTACGTTCAACTATCTTCCACCTCATGTCAGTAGAAGCTAACGCTAGATTGTACATCCGAGAAGTACGTGAACAGTTTAGTCGCGGTGACTTGGAGAAGTGGCAAGAAGCTACGGTAGGTACACGTAGGTTCTATGCCTTCGATCACTTTGGTAGCATGAAGACTGATGAGATACTTGCACGTATCAGGTACATGATCAAAGCACTGGACTGTAAGTGGATATTCCTTGACCACCTATCCATCCTTGTGTCAGGCTTGGAAGGTGACGATGAGCGTAGGAACATTGACAACCTGATGACTAAGCTACGATCTATAGTAGAAGAAACTAACGTAGCCTTGTTGCTTGTGTCTCACTTACGTAGGACAGGTGCAGACAAGGGACATGAAGACGGTAAGGAAGTTAGTCTCGCTCACCTCAGAGGCAGTCAAAGCATAGCTCAACTGTCAGATGGAGTGGTGGCTATGGAACGCGACCAGCAATCTGATGATCCTAATGTTGCTAACACTACCACCATTAGAGTGTTAAAGAATAGGTACAGTGGTGACACTGGTGCAGCATGTCATCTGTTCTTTAACAACGACACAGGACGCTTGACAGAGGTAGATAGTTTAGGTAGTAATGAGGAAGAGGATAACGATTTGGAGTTATAAATGGATGTAGTTCTGGACATAGAAACTGATAGCTTAGATGCTACAGTTATCCATTGCATTGTGGCAAAAGAAAGAGAGTCAGGAAAGTACCATGTTTGGAAAGAAAAAGAATGCTATAATTACTTTCCTCTATTTGCTAAGAGAGTAAACAAGTTTATAATGCATAATGGAATATCGTTTGATGCTCCAATACTGAACAGATTAACTGGGACAAAGATCAAACTGTCACACGTAGAAGAC